GGCCACTGGATTTGATGTACGGCAGTGCTGGCACTAGCGTGTCTTTGCCACCGATCTTGCCGAGTTCCAGCAGGCTGAATGGTGCTACCTGCGCCCAGAACTCGCGCCATGGCCTGCCATCTGCAATGACGCCATCCATAAACAGCTTATTGCGCTGGCAGTATCGCTTGCTTTGCGCCAGTTGCTTTACATCGACCGAGTGCAAGCTGGCATAGCGGCCGATGCCATTGGCGCTGTCAAGTACGGTGTCAAGGAAGATGTCTGGTGCGAATGATGTAGAGTTGCTGGCTTTGCTTTTTGCAAAGGTGGTGATTGCTGCATAATCTACGTCTTCTGTTTGCTCGTTGCCGAAGTAGTCCTGCGTGGTAGGCAGTAGGCGTACTCGCTTGCCCTCGGTTACATAGGCGCTAACGCTGCGCAAGTCCTGGGTGCCCGAGCCCGAGACAACATGCAATGCCAAGGTGGACAAGCCTCTGTAGAGTTTGGCGCCATAAGTATCCCAATCTGCGATAAGCTGTTCCGTTACAGCGGTTATTTTGATTTCGGTGGAGGAGTCAAATGAGAATGCAGTGGTAGAAAATGCGTCATAGTTAAACAGATCGGTTTCGCTGGTATTGGCTGGTGACTTGTTAAAGGGTGGGTAATTGCCTATGTCGCTGTCGCGGTACACAGAGCCATTAAAGTACACTTCTAGATTTGTGCTGCCCGTCAAATCAGAGTCCAGGGTCACAAGTGGTCCGGTAGGATTCAAGTAACAAAAACCACGTGTGGGAAAAGTTTTAATTTCCGTAAAGCTATCAACTACTGGCTCTAATTTTATGTCAATAAATTGAGGGCCAGCATTGCGTGTAATTAGCTTTAGGTAAGCAAACACTGCTTGTTCATTAAAGCCACGGCAACAGAAGATATAGGGCAGTCTTGTGTATTTGGCAACGCCAGCAGCGTCAACTCGCTTGCCGATGTTGTGCCACACTGTGAACATAACAGTGCGTGCCTTGGCACCATTATCCGATGAGCTGTGGCCGTAGTTAACTTGGTCTTTGCCATATACGTTGGCGCGCCCACTAAGGCGCCGATAGGCCTGGAAACGCAAGGCTATGTCTAGGACATTGCATTTGGTGACGCTTGCATAAGCGGCTTCTTCGATGCGGGCCAAGCCCTTTACGTGAAACGCCCGAGGTCCGCTTTGCGCTCGCAGACTATTAATTTGATTTTGCAGCGCGTTATTTTCATTCTGTAATGTTGCGATTTGGTTGTTGAGAGTATTTACATTTGATTGGTAGTTGTCGCGGTCTGCTTGTGTCAATCTTATGAAAAGGCGGCCTTTTCCGCCATATCCGCCAGGAACCTCCCGACTGCCACGATTCAAAATGGCCTGATTTGTATTGCGCGACTGTTCAGCGGATGAAATCTGCTCGTTTCTGGCGTTAATTTGTGCTTGCAGTGCATTGGTTTGCTCCCCAACTTCTTGCCAGTGGTGCAGGTTGTAATTTGCGCGGGGCATCTTGCCAGCGCGGATGCAGTCAAGCCTGGCGTATAAGTTATTCCCTTCAATACCATTGCCTCCGCCGTCGTAACTAACAACGGCAACACGGAATAAAGCTGTGCCAATCTTAAATATGCTGCCATTATCCACTTGTGATGCAGCCGCACGCAGCGCATCTTGTGCTGCAATGCCTAATGTGTCGGTAGTTGCTAGCAACGCAGCGGTGTTAGCTATATGAAGATTCCACTTAAACCCTTCGGGCACTAAAGGCCGCTCGTCATTGTCAGGCCAATAGACAGCGTTTTCTTGTGGTTCAAACTGAATCCCAACACGTTTGCGCTGGGTGCGGCCAGCATTATTAACAATAAGCACGTCAGCGTTTACAGGTATAAAGCCAGTAACGCCAACAGCGTTTGAAGTGGTAGGTGAATATGCTTGGCTAAAGCCTTCGACCGCGCCAGGCAGTCCATTTAGCTTGACTGTAGTATCATTGCCAAACGTTATTGTTGGATCGCGGCTGTCGCCTCTAATTTTGTTGTTGTATCGAGTGGCGCCATCTTCGTTGTAGTATTGCCAAACGCTGCTGGCCACCAAGTCTTTGGCGGGGAATTGCCCGAGTGCTGTGCGTTCTGGGTCAATTTGAGCAATGCTTGATGCGCCGATTGTCATCATCAGCCGCATGAACTGGTGGTTGCCAAAGCTAAGGATGGCCGACCACAACAGCAGGCTCGCAACGCGCACACCGCCGTTGCCATTTTGTGCAGTGTTGGTATAAACCAATGGTACGGTGTCGCCATATACGGCTAGATCTTGGGCGCCGTTAAAGCCAGTGCGTGGTGCTAATACTGCGTCCCTGGTTTGTGGCGTGCCCTGCTGCTCATCTAACTTGGGCCTAGGCATCAGCAGGATGGATGCCACCTGGAAGAGGATGCCTACGATGGTTAATACGAGTGCGGCAACCGCAGCGGTGGGATTTTGCACATCCAGCACAGTGCCCTGCTTTGGATCTTTGTAGATATGCTGTTGCGCTACAAAGTCGAGGTACTCTTCTTTGGTGACACCTAACGCATCAATAAGGTCATATTCATAAGGAAGCAGCTTGCGGGTCATTGATTCATCCAGAAATAATGGCCGGTGCCGCTAGGTAATGACGCCCTGATAACAGCGCCACCAGGCGACAGAAACAATGCGCCGTCTTCCACAATTGTACCTAATGCAGACCCAACCGCAGCCGGCAGCATTGCCACTGCGCCAATCACTGGGCGCTTAAGCCGGGTGCCGTTTTCGATCATCCATCGCACCAGCAGCGACTTGGGAAATGTGCTTTCATCAAACAGCTCATACACCCACTCAAATTGATCGGTGTAATCGGCGAACCCCAGCCGCCTATGCACTTCACAGGCAAGCTGAAAGCAGTCGGTTTTGCCAGACCATGGAGCAGCGCCCCATTGGTACGGCAAGCCAATCAAATCATTGTAGGACAAGTTCTGCATTAAGGGGCAATGGGCCAACAAGGCCACGGGTAAGTGTACGCGCTGGAAATGTTGCACCAACAGAGTCCATGGCGGTGCGATACCGCAGCTCGATTGTAGTATCTGAGTAGCTGGCGCCAATGCCCACATATCGCTCCTGGTAGGTGCGCGATGGCGCTAAGGCAGCATTTAGCCACTGTGTGGTAAGTGTCAGCTCGCTGAGGCGGTTGCCATCACCTTGCTCTACAAGACGAATAGCAAACTCCACATTGGGAAACAAGACGCGCAACATGCCGTTGTCGCCGTTGAGGTTAGCAGTGCTGCCTTCAGCGCGAAATGGTGCGAAATTGTACTTATACGTTTCGCCGTCTTCTTCGGTGAGCGTGGCCAATGGCTTGGCGTTGACGAAGAAGTTTTGATAGCGGTGCCGTGTACCCGTTGACGTGACAAGGTAAAAGTATTGCGCAAGGCGAATTTCAGTCATTGCATTTCACCGATCAGCTTTACTGTTACGGTGCTGATGCCGGCGATCACGCTGCTGACATTAGGCGGCTCAGCATAAAGCCATTCGATGCCAGAAGGATTGCGCACTTTGCCTTGCAGCGTTACTGTGTAGCCTGCAAATACAGCGGTGGCAATTGCAAATCCTAAGGTGCCGCCTTGCTGGCCGTTGTAATGATCGATGATGGTATTGACTGTTTCCTCTGGCACGTTCTCGAACTGCAAATCCAGTGTGTAGCCAAATGCCTTGTTACCGAAGCTGCGGCGTACCACCGCGCCAGACATCGCCCGGTATGTCTTGACTGGGTACTGCCCCAGTTGAAAGCTGCGAGCGGTTGGCTTTAACGCAGGAAAATTAGCCATCAGATGCCCACCTTGCGGCGTGTGGAGCTACTGTTCTGGATGCGATCAAGCGTCATCGTCATCCCGCGTTTGGCGCCGTCCCGTGTTGATGCACGCCTGGTTTCAGCCATTGCGGATTCAAGCTGATCACGACTAACGTATTCCACTCCATTGATGCTAGTGGATTGGAAGCTCATGTTAAGCACTGGAGAGCCGTTGGCACCACCAGGCGGGCGGCCCATCGCCTCGCGCAGTCCGTTGGCTTGGACGCCGAGACTGCCATCAGCGCCACGCTTGAGCGGCATGATCGCCTCGGGACCGGCTTCGCCCATCAGGCCGGTGCGGGTGGTGCCGCCATCGGCGAATTTGAATAGCGTTGGCGAGCTGACGATGCCGCCGCTGGCAAACTTAGCGATGCCGTTGCTAAAGGTGGCGCCGTTCGCTGCCATACCCGCAAATTGTCCTTGGAATCCAGTAGGCGTAACCACCGCTCCGGGTGTCATTTGAGGGGCGGCGCCGGGTATAGCTGTACTACCCGCAGCAGAGGCTAAGCCGGCGAAGATTTTGGCGATGCCGATGGCGATGTATGTGGCGATCATCTTGGCGCCTTCCTGTACCAGGATCTGACCCACGTCGCGCAGGAAGTTAGCAAATACTTCTTTAGCTGTAGCCGTGCCCTCGATCAGGCCCATGATGCCGTTAGCCAGCGAGTTGCCGACCGCGTCGCCAATACCCTGCGAAACACGAATAGCAACAGCTTCTAAATCATTTAATTGGCGGCTTGATTCGGCAATAAACGTCTTTATCTGCATACCCGGTGCAGTTAGCAAGACTTTCTTTGCTAAAATTTCTTCTATTTCTTGGTCACTCCTACCTTGATCTTTTAGATTTAATCTTTCTGCTTCAAGCGCAATACGGTTACGCTCTTCATTTGTAAGCGCCAGGGCAAGCTGTAGTTCGGTATCTAAGTCACGTAATGTTTGTTGGTGGGCCTTAAGGCGGTCTGCAGCTAGTTTGGCTAAGTCTTGTGCTGTTTCTTGTATTATTAAACCCTGCTTCGCTTGCTGCGCTTGGGCAATAGCAAGGCGGCCTTCTGCGTTCTGTTCTTTTTCTAGTAGGTTGGCGGTTTCGTAGCCCCACTCGACCAGTTGTTGTTCGCCTTGCAGACGACGCACCAAGATGGGGTCTTGGGCCATTTCGGCGGCAGCAATCTTTGCGCTGAACTCTGCTTGGCGCTTTACTTCTGCCGTTACTAGCCCCTGGGAGCGCACCAGTTCGGCAACGCGTTCTCTCTCGCGTTCGGCATCCTTTGCGGCTTTATCCGCCGCTGATTTACCTCCGCTGCCGGACGGGGGGAGTTGGCCAGGTATCTGCGGACCGCTGATTTGGCTGATTCCTGTAGGTTGTTTTGTTAGTTCTCGTAGTTGTTTCGAGGTGCCTTGGGCACCGGCTTTGAAAGATTCCAAGCCGCTTACGGCAGCGTCGCGTAAAGCCGGAATTACAAGAGGGTTGGCTTTATAAAAAGCGGCAATGTTATTGGCTGCGGATGCGAGTGCGTCGGATATACGGGCGGCAGCTTCAACAGCGCCGTTAACTAAATTTACGTACAGCGAACTAAATGCTTCAAAAATGTTGCCTGTTACATTTGTGGATACACCAACTAAGTTACCCAGAATAATTGCGATGGCACTTACGGATGTACCGGCTCCCTTTTTGAGGTTATCAAAGGTTCGCTCAAACGAAGACGTGGTGCGTTTTGCTACTTCATCCGATCTGTTTGCAATCTCAACCAGTGCGTCTGACAGGTCCTGTGCAGTGATTTCGCCGGCTTTTGCTAAAGCTAAGATTTCATCTCTATTTTTGCCGTACTTTTTCTCCAGTTGATCTAAAATAGGTATTCCTTGGGCAGTGAATTTGTTTATGTCGGCAATACCTACTTTACCTTTTGCAGCGAAATTACCGTACGCAGCTGCAATTTTGTCTATTTTTCCGCCATAATCATCAGTTAGTTTACTTACAAGTTTGATTACTTCTACCTGTTCGTCATCAGCAAAACCGATCCCTCGAACTGTTTGCACAGCTGCGCCAAACTTGTCGGCGTCTCTACCCGCTTCTTGGAAAGCGGCTGCAAGTTGCTTTGTTTGTTCTGCGGCCAGACCCATGTCGTCAGCTAAGTCTTGGATACCCTTTCCCTTGGAGGCGATGTCGCCCAAAAGGGTGCCTAGCAGGGAACCGGCAAAACTGCCGCCCGGACCGGCTAGACCGCCAACAAGACCACCGATTGCACCGCCGGTTGCTGCTCCAGCACCTTGGCCGAATAGCAGGGGAAAAGAGCCGCCGATAATAGAGCCGCTGATAGCGCCGCCTAAACGACTTCCGCCTCCTCCGGACGGTCTTCCTGCACTGGCTCCGGCTGCTAGGGCAGCAGGGGAACCAGGAATTGTACGTGAACCTCGAATAGGTGAACTCGGGCCTGTCCGCATAAATGCGGGTATGGCTGGCCCCTGCACTCCTACGCCGGCGTTCGCGGTGGCAACTACCCGCCTTTGGTTTGCAATTTCTCGGGCAATTAGTATATTTTTGCGTTCACGGGCTTTGTTTTCAGCGTCCATCGCTGTCACCAAGCGGCTGACGGCTTGGCGCTCCAGGTCTGTGCCTTCAGCGGCTTTACGGAGAGCACGCTCAGCCTTGCTCACAGCACGGCTGTAGTTCTCCATGCTCGCAACGTTGAAGCCCTTGCCCTCTAAAAGTTTGGCGTTTCGTGTAACAACGTTGATGGAGGTGTTGAGCCTGTTGAGGCTTTTAATTGCAGCGTTAATTTGTTGTCCGCCCCGTACAGCAATTTCGATGTCGGCGCTGTACTTGGACACAGAGCTACACGGGGTGGTACTTCAGTTTACACAACAAAAAAGCCGCCGGGTTAGCGGCGGCGTTTGGCTTTGTCGATTTCTTTTTGCTGGTCCTCGTTCAGGATGCTGAAGTAGGCGCTCCAGCCGAGCAGCTCTTCGGGGGTGAGGGTGGTGCAAACTGTGGTCAGACTTAGGCCCAGCTCTTTGGCAACGCCAAATTGGAGCATGAGCCAGTTGTCTTTACGCAGTTCGGCGGCTAGGACTTTGGGTCCATAGCCTCGGAGTCGTCGGTCAGGATGGCGAGCATCAAGGTCTGGAGATCCTTGTCCTTGACTTCGTTCTTGAGTACGTCGATTTCGCCGGGGGCGAAGAGCTTGGTGCCGTTTTCGTCCAGTGCCTTGGAGATCAGGAGCTGGAGGGCGAAGGCGTTGGCGTCGTCCGACTTGGCCTGCTTTTGGGCGCGTTCGCGTTCGGCCATCGTCAAAGGGCTGACCCACATCTCAAAGGTAGAGCCATCGGATAGCTCCACGTTCTTTTTGGTGGGCTCTAGGTTGGCAGCCTTACGGAGGCGGTCAATCGCCCGAGTGGGAGTTGAGGCGGGCATAAAACCTTGGTGATTTACGTTCTAGT